TTATCATCCACATGTAATATATTACGATCATTTAACCGCTCTATTACTACGTCAATAGAACTAGTTTTTAAAACATAGCCCCTTGCAAAACGCTGATTACCGTCTTCAAAACTAAATAAATACTCACCTCTAAATGGCCTATCTTCAAAACATGTAATGTATAAAGATGCTCCATTTGGGTCTACTAATATAGTCCATTTACGAGGATCTTTATCACTATATTTATCAAATATACGTAGTACAACATAACCAGCATCTTTGAGACGCTTAATAAAATAGCCAGCTGTCTTGAGTTTATTCTTTTGTTTTTTTGGTATCATTGAGTAAGAGATGAGACAATATATTTAAGCTTAATATCTTCTGCAACTTGATCAAATACAACTACACCATACTCTTTATTAATACTTACTGTAAATTCACCACTAATATTATTAAGTAGTCGAACATTATCAAAGTTAATAGGTATAGGTGCTAACTCTTGATCAACATGACCAATACACATAGTAAAGTTATCTGTATTATGCCTTGATCTATCTGTAAGTTCAGCCATTAGTCTATAACCAGTACCATCACGTTTTTCTTCAGTATAAAAATAGACTTTATTAGTTTCAGAAGCAAACACTGAACCTTTAAAGATCTGATTAAGAATATTCTTATCTACCTTAAAGCTCATATCGTATTGAAAAGCGTCAATCTTCTCAATATTAAGCCCAGGTTTAGTTAGGAATCCGTCGTCAAATAGATGGTACTTAAACTTAACACCATTTCCTTTATACGCGATGTTGTTCGAGTTAATTATAAGGTTAATCTCTTCCTCACTAATAGTATCAAGAACCCGTGTTAATTTTTTAACATCAGGAATATTAAGGGCTGAATAAAAACTTGATGCTACCTTATATTCTGCGCAAAGGATAAGAGTATTGTCGGTAGACGCGACAAGACTTGACATCTTATCACGGTCTACCGTTATAATAGCACTCTCACTTATCTTGGATAAAGAATCCAAATAAGCGACGAAGTCAATCGGCGACTTTAGCTTTAGCTGATTTACGTTTTGGTCTGACATTACTACTCTCTAATTGTAGTTTAATATCTTTCAATAGCAAGTTGGTTTCTCTCTGTAGATCTACTAACTTATCAATTGCAGATGGCTCACTGAAGTCAAACTCCATAGTCTCTTCAACAACTGGCGCTGAACGCACACCAACTGCTGGATCCACTGGAGCAGCTACTTGCTGTAGTTCTACCATTGCTTGTTCTGGTGTAACAGGGGCTGGTGCAACTGGGGCTGGAGCCATGGGTTGATCAGGTGCAGCTTGAGGTACCGGTTGTGGTGGAGGTTGATTAGCTGGTGCTACAGGCGTACGAACTAAATTCTCTACCATATTTTTTATTTCACTAGATTTTGGAGCTAGGTTTCCAGATGACCCAACAAGCATTTCATCTTGCTTTTTAACCTGCCCATAGGTTTGGCCCATCAACTGCATAACAGCAGCTTTAGCCTCTGGTGTCATTTGTTCCATAATTAAAGATCTGCAAGTAGTTCATCAATATCATCCTCAACTGAGCTCTCAACAGGAGATGCTTCAACGGCCGGTGCAGCGACTGGCTCTGCAGGAGCTGACCATGGCGGCGTATCTCCCGGAGTAGCAGGCGTAGTTACTGGCTCATCTGCTTTACAATGAAAATGCTCATTAAGCATCACAGTTAATTCATCAGTCGACTTAATTGGAAACGTTTCTTTAAGAGTATGTGTTTGACCATATATTTCATTCTGCTGTTCTTCAGTAAGGTTTAATTTACCTGCTGAAGTAAAGCGAGATGAAACATAAGTAGGATAATCCCCTTGCTGTTCACACTTAACTTTAAAGCTTACACCTTCATCACTAAGATCAAAGATACGAGCTCCAAACTCTGCCGCATCTTCACCTTCAATAGCCTCAGTAATGATCTTTTGAATCTGCTTACCGTATCTAAGCATTTTTACCTTTCCATTATTTTCAGGATTAGTTGGATCATCAACCACATATACATTAACAAGCCACTTTTCAGTACGACGAAGTGCAGAAGCTTTTTCTTTTTCCTCATCTGTACCTGTACGTGATAAGCGAAAACGCTCTTCGTTAATAGGACAGCGCTCACCGAATGTTTGCGGGCTTAGAGCCTGAACATACTGACCAGTAGCGAAGGAATTCCACCCCATATTGTAATAATGAAAAAACGTATCTACAGGAGACTTACCATCAGGTAGAAGTCTCACAGTATACGTGTTACCGGGCTTGGTTTGCATAATCTCAGAGAACTTTGACTTACCTTCACTACTTGAAGCCAAAGCACCTTTGATACTTTCGAACATAGACATATTAAACGCACTCATATATTTTTATTTTATTTTATTACTTTTTGTTTTCAACTATTAGTTTTACTTTTTGTTTTGTTTCTCTGGCTTTTGCTTTTAATATTGCTGAGCCGTAGAATTTTGTTCGCGTACTGGCGAAAATTGTTTGGAAATCTTTAACGATGAAATCGAGTACATCTTTTTCAATAGTTTTAATAGTGGATTCGACTTCAAGAGCGTGTAATGTATAAAAGTTTAACCTATGTTCCTGTAAATGCAAGAGGCAAGTGGGCATATTATTAGTAAAGTGTTTAGTATACTCTTCTATTGTAAGAGAGTTCCTTATGCAATACTTTGCAATATATCTAAACCCATCTTTAACTGATTCTATAACATCGTTACTATCTGGATTAGACATTTCTCTTTCTTTCATATAAAGAGAATAACACTTTAACGCTTTACGCGAATTAAAGAACTTTAGATCAAAATATTCATCTTTTGAATATACTTCAAATGGCGCTATGAACCAATCTTGATAGTTAATATGATTATGTTTAGCGAAAAAAGCAGAAAGCTTCTTGATCGCCACAAAGTCTTCATCTTTTAACTTTGTAAAGTCTTTTCTAAAGCGGGTTGGTTTGTTTTGTGCAGAGCGAGTAGCATATAAATAACTATTGTATATGCTTTTTTCTCGTTCAGTTATCATTTTGAAATATACGCTTATTTTGGTTTAAGTATTTTGTAATATATTTTGACTCAGCTATTTGAGGCTCAAACTCTATAAACATTGTAACCATTTCAAAGTCATTATCAACTGTTAAAAGTGTTTTAAGTAGTTTTCTAATTTTTTCCTCTTTTAAAACTAATACAAAAATGTTTTGAAGTGATAATCTTTTACCTTTCAGTAGGCAGCAAAAAGTACAGAAGCAAAGTAATAAATGCTCAAGCTCTCTTTTTGTGATATCCCCTGAGGGTGACGGTACATTTGGCTGTCTCATGATAATGGTTGAAATGTTTTGGTAAAGTTCATAAACTTTTCTGTTAATTTACCTCCAGCTAATTTATGAGAGCCACCTCCTTCGCATAAATTTACAGCTATCACAGAAAGATCTGCTTTACATTTAGGATTTTTTCTAAACGATACTAAATGTCTATCTAAATTTACCATTATTGCAATATCAGCATCATACTTATTGACTAAATAATGACCTACTTCATTAATATGCGAACTTACAAATGTTGATATAATTTTATAATCTTTTACGTTACCTACAAATTTTGGGTTATTTAATTGTTCGGCAAACTTCTTAAAAAATAACTTAATTGAATTTTTTTCATGTATATTATACTCATGCAATCCATCTTTAAAAGATGTAATAAACTTCTCCCACTTTGGTTTATTGTATGTATAGTAAATAGCATTTAATCTTGCTGGCTCTAATTCATTAGGAAAGTCAAATGACCAACAATCATATTGATCAATTAAATTAATTAGCTCTTCTAATTTACTATTTAAATTAAGTTTAGACTTAAACTTATCAGCAATTAGCTTTGTACATGAGCTATATTCCGTTACTACTGATTTTGCCTTTGTATATTTTGAGGCGAAAGGCACATGTAATTCGTGATGATCAATAACAACAACATTATCCCTATTGATTGCTTCTGCTTGTTCTTCATTTAAACAGAGATCGCAAACAAATATCTTATCAAAATGATCTAATGTATTCCATCGACTTTTAAATTCGTTGAGAATAGTTGCTTCAGTTGTCTCTACAGTAATTACATCATGACCTTCATACAACCTGTTTAGTAGTAACGCGGACCCCGCACCATCAAGGTCTGTATCTGTGAAGATAATTATGTGCACATACTTATTTACTGTACAGTTCTCGAAAGTCCAGCCAATGTATTAAGCATTGAATCATCTTCCTCTAAATCAATATCGTCTGCTTGCTCAATAGTTAGAGTAGAGTAATCGATACGCATCGGCTGCGTCATTCCTCGTGGACCATAACGGTTCTTCATCATACCCAATCTAATGATACCTAAATCCCGATCCTCATCGTTCTGGAAAATAGACATAATAACATCTGCAGTAGCAGCCAAGCCTATAGATTCTGAAATAGTAGCTAAGTCAGGATTATCCTGATCGAACCCAGCGCGATTTAACTGAGTAGCACTAATAATAGGACAATTGAACACATAACTAATAGCTCTTACCTGCTCAGTTACATTCTTAATACGCTCATAGGAGTTATTACCGATAGGGCTATGAATTAGGTTAAGATAATCAATAACAATAGCATCTAATTTAATACCTTGATCAGTAAACTTTTTAGCAAACGCCTTAATAGTATTAGGAGTAATAGTAGATGGTGGAAATTCCTTGATATAAATATTACCAGACGATTCAGTAATAGCTGCTCTTAATGACGAGCCATTAACCGCCATCTCTTTCATAGGTATCTTAGAAATATTAGTACAGATACGTCTTGCATAAAGTAGCTCAGACATCTCTAACGTAATTAACAATACATTTTTACCCTGCTTAGCAATATTAGATGCTATATTACCTAAAAATATCGATTTACCAATATTAGTTTCACCAGCAAAAACATATAGTGATTTACCAGCCTGTAAGAAACCTCCATCTAACGCATCATCTAACCATTCCCAAGTAGAGGGAATTTTATCTTCAACAGTAGTTAGGTCTGCAATAATGTCATCAATATTTGACTTAACTCCAAGACCTAAATCAGTTACTAAGCTAATGTTACAACTCTTCTCAAACTTATCTAAGATAACAGATGTATCAACATCCCCAGCAGAAATATCTTCTGCAGCTTTAAGCATCGTATGATATACTGCTTTCTCTTTTAAGAACTGCTCAGTATTTTCTATCAGCTCATCCTTATTAATATTCTTATCAATCTCAGAAAAAGAAGTAACTAGTCGTTTGAACGAATCTTTCTGCTCATCGGTTACTAAATATTGCTTAATCTCAGTTGTAGTTGGTAGCTGATTACGCTTATCATTAAAGTCCTTAATGATAGTAAAAACACTAGCAATGTCTTTACTCTTAAAGTACTCTGGTTGTACGATATCAGCTATAGTCGACAAATAGCCGCTATCCGTTAACGCATTATACATTAATACGTTTTCAAAATAGTCGAGATTTAGCTTACCCATCCCACTTATAATAATAAACTACTTTGAAGAATCAACTATATCTGCACAGTTTTACCAACATACTTTTTATACTTATCTAAAAACCATGTTTGACCATCTGTCCAATCTTTTGTGAACTCTCTTAGCCCAGGTGATGCATGAGTAACATACGCATCAATAACACCACATTTAAACCCAGCTAATGACGCATCAAGTGTATATGATAAGTCGTAAAAATGAAACCCAGCTGGACATGTCTCGTCAAACCTAATTTTCTTAAATGCTTTGCGAGAGATAGCGAGAAACACACCATCCATTATTACTGATTGATGAGGATAGGACCCAAAAGCTGTCATAGACTTTTGAGTGCCATGTAAATGAGCAACAGCTCCATGTAAATGACTACTACCAAAACCACCACCCATTAAATGCCATAGAGTGGGTTGTTGTACTTTAATTTGCGATGCACCAGCTACTCCCAACACATCATAATTCTTAAAATGATCTTTTAGTTTATCATAATCAAAATTTTCTAGAATTATATCATCATGACATAAAATAATATGATCAACGTTTTCCTTTATTGCAAAATCAATAGCCTTATTATAAACCTGCTGTAGTGGTTTTGTATTATGCTCTTTAAAAAACACTTCTGTGTCATCATCTTTTGTTTGCCAAAGAAGAGTGTCTTCCTTTTTACCCTTAGTTGCGACACATATAAATAATTTATTATTCATCTTAAATAAATAGAAAGGGTGAGTCGTGTTTAAAGTTTCCAACCTTGTTAAACCTCAACGTCCTTTTATCTAAACGTCTAATTTCACCTTCTTTTAACTCTTTATAACCTTTACCAGGCATAGTTGAATAGCAGCCTTTATTATTATAATTTAATATTGAACCCACACGAGCAATATATAACTCATTAGTATCACAATCAATAATAGATAATGCAAATGATCCGGATAACTCTTCTAACGTTTGCCTGATGTAACTTACAGGATTAGTAGAGTTACCTCGACTTTCTTCCATAAACTTCTGCAATAAATTTGCTATTATAGATGTATCTACCGGATTCTCAATAAACGGTAAGTGCTTTTTACGTATATCGCGATCGTTAGTAATGACCCCATTATGAAACACCATCCATGACATAGTATCAAATGGATGTGATGTTTCATATGACCACTCTCTCATAGCCGAAGTAGGAGCTTGCACATGACCGCAATTGTATTTTGCTTGCTTGGAGCCTTTAACTACATTAAAGTCAATCTCTCCCTCCTTTTTGTATATAAATTGGTCGTCGTACGTTAGTTGTACGTAGCTGCTAGCAAAAGTCCCACGATCTTGATTAGCGGCATACAATACCTCTAACATAGATTTTTCAGGAGCTCCAAAAATCGCGCACATTATACTATAATTTAATCCAAC